AACTACCAGAGGAGGATAAACCAGATGTAATAAGACAGTTGATAGAACAACTACCAGAGGAGGATAAACCAGATGTTCCTTTAATATATGACATCAGTAGTACTGCGAATTATACTATTCGTCCAAGTGAACATGTTTATATCCCGTATACATGCACATTTGAAATGCCACCTGATAAAATTAAATCCATCGTACATCAAATAGCTAGCATACCTGATATCATAGTAACATTTACAACAGTTGAAGAGGGTGTTGGAAATGTAACTACTTTATATATACATAACACGACAGTTTCAGAATACCATATTAAAGAAGGTGATCTTATTGGTCAATTAATTATCCCCGCTTCAGATTCAACGGGTCAATGAAAGGAGTATGATTAAAAATAAACATACACTTCCACCTACTAGATAGACTAAATTATTAGTAGTCATTTCATCTTCTACTGTTTCAGGAACATACTCTTCCATAGGTTCTTCGGGTGGTGTTGGCTCGTACAATTCCGTATCTTCAGAAAAACACTCATCATCTTCTTCTGCCATATACTGTTCCTCTTCCTCCTCTGTGCATTTTGATGGGTCAATACAATATGCACAAGGTTTACCCGGCTTACATTTACAACATTGATCCAAGGAATCTTTAGGTTTTGTGATACTTTCACTGGGTGCCATGAAGCCTGACTTACATCTATCGGAACTCACTGGTTTACACCCCATGGGTTCTATTTCGACATTATTTTCTCGCTTGGACTGACCAACGATACAACTCATTACAGTAGAGTGTTATTATTATTACAATACCAAAAGTCTTCGGGTGTGGGCATAAAAAGTATACCCTTCGTCATGGTCATGTAGAGTTTGGCCTTATTAACATCTGGATAGGATAAAAGTAACCATCGTTCCCAGTATTCAGCCCTAAAGAAATCTTCCCAGTCTTCATTGGTACTCTCCTTGATAGATAACATACCACGGTGTATATCAATAGTTTCTGTTTCAATTCGTAACTTCCTAGGGATGATAGCACCCTTCCTAATAAGTTGTGCACGCATGAGACGAGCATTTCCATGGTCAGTGTAATGTTCAACGCCAATCTTTCCAAAGTCTATCGCCCTTTTACTTGGGAGAGTTACCCTATATTTATGTGCCACTGACGGACTCGGTTGTAATACGACGTGCATTTAATATAGTTAAACATTTCGTTTTTATATAACTTATGTTGGAATACGTAACCCATGATGACGTGATTGTGTGTATAGGACAGACTGCAAAAGAAAATGATATATTGACACAATCAAGCAATCCCAAGTATTGGTGGATGCATGCAAGCGGGTACCCTGGTGCTCATGTTGTGTTACAGTATGATGGGGATGAAGTTCCTAGGGAAATGAAGCGAGATGCAGCCGTATTAGCAATACATCATAGTAAGACACTTGATACTAAGATGATATGGGTTGACATGACACGCGTTGAAAATGTACACACTTCTAAACAACACGGGAGAGTGGCACTCACAGGTAAAGTAGACCAGTTAACAATTTTTATGCGAAAAGAAAAACAGCGTTTAGAAAGATTATTAAATACATTACATTAATGATGAGTAATGACCCGCTATATAGTAAACCTCTTCGAATCCGAGGTTCTCTAATTTCTCTGCTGCAAATCTGGCCCGTTGTCCAGTGTTGCAATAGACGAGTAAACCCTTCTTGGGGAGTTCCGTGGTGGTCTTTTCGTTAATCTTATTCACAGGGATGTGGAGTGCCTTGGGGTAATGTCCCGCACGCCACTCCATGGCTGTGCGAACATCTATAACCTTCTTTATCTTACCTTCCTTTATAAGTCTCTTGGCTTCTTGAGAAGATACAAAGTTTTCTCCTAAATATGCGTATATACCTGCAACTGCGAGGACTCCACCGATAATGAAAGGTAACATTTGATATCTACAGGGATTTTATATTAGCATTTACTTTTTCATGGTTGACTTGGGGACTCTAATTTTGTTGTGTTGCCAATTAGGGCAACACTGACGTTCATAACCTGGATTAAAAGTGGCATTACAAGTTTGACAACGAATCTTATTATTGTAATTATTGTTACTGTTACTGTTGTTAAGATCTATAAACTTTTTACTTGGTCGAATTTTATTTGGAATGGTTTTAACATTTTTATTGTCAATATTCCTTTTGATACGATTACCCAACAATGGTTTTATAAAAGCTGCGATAGGTTTACTGTTTCTCTTACCATCAGAATTTTCTGTGAAGACAGCACCCTTATCGGATTTTTGTATACGACGCCCCTTGGTATCAAGGTATGGTGTAGGTCCTGCGGGCATAGTATTGAATGCTTCTCTTGCCAATCTGGCGGCCAATGAAGACATTATTGTTTATATAAATAGATATTTTAACTCCCACATGATCCATCTCAAAGAAGTATTAGGTATTCCTTGGCATGTTCGATAGGTATAAAGTTTTGAATCGCCCATAGTATATATGGAAAAGAAGAAAGATACCGTGTCCACTCGCCTCACTCCTGATCAGATTGCTAAACGCTCAATGGATAGTCGTCTAGCAGCCACTGAGAAAGCACTTAAGGCTGACAAGGTGCCTCATAAATCTAAATCTATTTAATTACCAAATGCAACACCACCCATACCATTCTTGATACGAAGAATGTTATAGTTGACTGCATACATTCTTTGAGTGGCGTTACCACCCGTGACACCACGGAGAGTAATTTTGGCGGTGTCGATACGCGAGAAGTTCAGGGACCCCGAAGGTTGGGACTTGCCAATGTTGAGGCAGAAAGGCCACGTGTACACTGGGGCAGTCTCTAAGAGATCATCGGGGAGGGCCTGGCAATGCATTTTAGGAACCACACTGTGGTGATAGTCACTGGACATGTCTTCTGAGAGAGGTGTACCATTGATGTAAAGAGTCGCTTCATCGAAGCCATATGCAGTGTCCCATGCGGCACCAGCGTTCGCAGAGACGAGGTGGAGAGCACTCGTGGGGTGGTTGAAATAAGTGAGATCGATATCCGTATCGGTAGAACCAACCATCTGGTGTTGCGTCTGCGTTATGAGGATCTCATGTTCGTTATCAGTGAAGAATTTACGCTCATCGGTGTCGAGGTAGGCGTACATGGCATACACCTTGGGTGAAGAGGAAAAGGTACCGTCACGGCACTTGATCCGGATTTCGACATCATGATACTGGAGACCAACGAGGGGTAGAGATTTTGTCCAGTCCTGACTGAAGAAAAAGGGAATCACGTAGTGATCGGCGGTACCCGCGGCATTCTTGGCATTCTCCTTGATTTCCGCAGTGGAAACGGCAGTAGAGGCACGAGCCTGGGTTTCGTTGTAAAGCACATTGTGGACGCCTTGGACGTAGAGAGAATCCAGACGGCATACCTGTTGTCCACCGATATAGAGGAGAAATTCAGTAGGACTGGAGTCCTTGTTGAAGAGACCGGTCGTAGCCGTACCCGTGGCGGCGATACCAGGGGCCTCGATCCATACATAACTGAGGAGATCACCCTTAGACTTGATGGGGATTGTCACTTCAGCACCCGAAGAGAATGTACCGATGTAATCGATGCGTTCGGGCTTGATGGAGAAGTTGGTGTGACGCTTATAGGTCTGACGGAAAAAACTTACTTCAGGCTGGCCAGTGATGTAGACATCCTGGGCACCCTTTGACACGAGGTCAATCAAAGCAGCTGACATTTAATAGTAAACGATATTAAAATTTTGGCTCAAAGTATACATAAGGAGGGATGGTAGTTTTTCAAGCACTCACTTGGGAAGCACGAGACGAAGATGAGGATCATCTTATTAGCATATTCGGTAAAACAGAAGATGGAAAATCTGTATGTGTGACGACAGCATTCGAACCGTACTTTTATATCAAACTTCCTGATATCAAGTACGCTAAGGAGATTTATACTCACATCAAGGACAAGTGTATCGGATACACAGTTGTAAAGTCCAAAGACATCTGGGGTTTCCAGAATAACCAAGACTTTCTATTCATGCGAGTTACCTTTTCTAATCTAAAAAAAAGAAGAACGACTGACTATTTTCTCAAGAATCCATTGAAACTTTCTAGTGGACCATTTCCCCTGAAGGTATACGAGTCCAACCTTGATCCAATTCTTCGCATGATGCATAGAACTGGGATACAATCGACGGGGTGGTTAGATACTGGGAAGGAATGTGTTCGTTCAAATCTTGCACATGTTAACATAGACTTGTTCTGTAATGATTGGGAAACACTAACACCTGTTAAACGTGACGATGTTGCACCCTTTGTTGTCGCATCGTTTGATATTGAGTCGAACAGTTCAACGGGTAAATTCCCAAATGCGGACATTATGGGTGATGCATGCTTTCAAATTGCAGTAACTCTATGTACACCCGATACCGATGTTCCATATGATCAAACATGTTTCTGTTATAAAAAGACTGATCCAGAATTAGAAGGGTCGACGATTTTAAGTTATGATACAGAGAGGGAAATGCTTGAAGCGTTTCGAAACTATATCATCAAACAGGACATAGACATTATGACTGGGTGGAATATATTTGGCTTCGATCTTGAGTACATTTATAAGCGTGCTGCAAAGGTTGGATGTTCTAGGTCATTCTTCAATCTTGGTAAA